AAAGTTCCATAAGCAAAAGCACCTTGAGTTGCTGACCCTGAAATGGATTGATTGGCAATATATTGACCAGTTGTTATGCTAGTTGGCAAACTAAGAGTAACTGCACCTGAAGTTGTAGAGGCGGTAATCTGATTGGTCGTGCCTGAAACTGAGGTAATTGCAAGACTTGAGATATTAGTCCAACTTGGCGCTGCGCTAGTTGTTGCAGCTAATACTTGACCTGTAGTTCCTGCTGCTGTTGCTACAGGAGCTGCGCCTGCTCCACCACCATAAACAACTCCGTTGGCTGTCAAAGCGGCTGAAGATGCCCAAGTAGAAGCACTAGAGAAATAAGGTATACCACCAGAAGTACCAGCCACTGTAAGGGCTAAAGTACCTGAAGTGGTAACAGGCGAACCAGAAACAGAAATTAAACCACCAGTAAACGATTGAGCTACTGATGTAACCGCAGTGCTCCAAGTACCATCACCTCGCAAAAAGTTGGTAGATGAGGGCGTACCCGTAACTGGGTTGGCAGCCATATTTGTACCTGTGGAAATTACTGTTCCACTTGTAGGAAGTGTTAATGATGTGTTAGCTGTTCTTGTCCAAGTCTGAGTAAAAGCACCAGAATAAGTTAAGCTACCACCCAATGTAATGGTGCTTCCGCTTGCGTTTGCTACACCTGTGCCACCGTTTGCTGCACTTAAAGTACCTGCAACACTAACTGCACCAGTACTAGCCGTAGACGGTGTTAATCCAGTAGTTCCAAAAGTAATGGAAGTAACCGCAGCTGTAGATGGAATTGCACCCCATGATGGAGCAGCACCAGTAGTAGCAATCAGCACTTGACCAGTGGTACCAGCAGCAGTTACACCAAGTGCACTTGTACTATTACCGTAAATAACACCATTGGTTGTAAATGTTGTAGCGGCAGTACCACCAGCAGCAATAGGTAAAGTTCCAGCTGCTAGGGCAGAAGCTGACGTGGAATAAATAGCGTTATTGGCAGCTGCAAAAGTGGTTAATCCTGTGCCACCATAACCAGTTGCAATTGTTGTACCATTCCAAACCGCACTAGAAATAGTAGCGTTACCAAATGATGCTGTAGTTAATGCAAAATCATAAGTTCCAGGAATAAAAGAATATTTACCCCAAGAACCTGCTGATGTGCTGTTATCTTCTAAGAAAATATAATCTAAAGCACCTGGCTGAACAGTATCTACGGCACCAGAAGCACTATCAACAATAGTCATTACACCAGTTGAATCATTATCAAAAATAAATGCTGCACCGTTTGATAACGTAGTTGCAATCGGAAGTTGATATGTCTGGGTTGTACTGCCAGCTAATTTTTGATAATAAGTAGAGGCAGCCGTTAAAACTGTTGTACCAGCAGCTGAAGTGGTGGATGTATATCCAGCTAAAAAGTTATTGGCTGTTATGTTGGAATTAGCATCACGCAATACGTTGGAACTTGCACCACTAGAAGTTGTTACGCCAGTACCGCCATAGGCAGTCTGTATTGTGGATCCTTGCCAAACACCAGAAGCAATAGTACCTAAAGGGCTTACATTGCCAGAAGCATCAAGGTTTACAGACTTTTCAGATGGATAGGTAACAAATACGTTAGATGCACCAGATAAAGTAATTGGCGAAGTTGTACCAGAAGAGTTAGATAAAACGGTAGTACGAGCTAAAGTTGGTCCAGTAGTCGAATAAGTTCCAATACCAACTTCCCATGTAGATCCATTAACAATACAGTAAAAAGTAGTGTTTCCGTTTCCTACAACAGCAAAAGATTGATATCCAGCTACAGCACCACCGAGGGTTATTGTCCCTGTGCCAGTGGTTGCCGTAGTCTCCTGAACTCGGTCATAAACGACTAGAGCCATTTAAGACTCCTTAACTTGTAGCGGTTGTGCTATATGTAACGCTTACTGTATCGCCAGCAGTTGTAACTTTAGCTGTAGAGAAGTTTCCTTCAGAATACAAAGTACCACCTGTATTACTTTGAGTACTTACTGCACCAGAACCCAATACCAAGAAACAACCATAAACAGTACCACCAGCACCAGTAATGGTGTAAGTAATAGCAGTTGCTGTTGATGTTGTTACGTTAGAAGGAGTAGAACCAGATGATGAAGAAGCAGCAAATACTGCTGTACCACGCACTGCTGAACCACCAACCGTATAAGCTGTAAACTCTTTACCACCACCAACTAAAGTCGTCATAGTGTCTGTTGCAGCTGGAGTTAACGTAGCATTAGTCAATCCTAAGAATGGTCCAGTTGTTGTATATGTACCAGAAGTACGCAATAAAGTATCAAGCATTAATTGCTTGCCTACAGCTACAACCAAGTTAGGAAATTCTTCTACCCATTTAAGATTGCCGTTTTTATCACGACATTCAGCTTTCCAATATCCTTCAATTCCCATTCCTTCTGGAATGGTCACATTGGCCTGTAATGTTGCTATAGCACTATCTCCACAGCTTCCAATTTCTTTATGCATAATTAATCTCCAGAACTTACTACATTTGCAGCCGTATAGCTACTGATTGTTAAAATAGCAGACGAATAAGTCGCTGCTGGGAACTGCACTGTAAAACTATTGTTGCAGGTCTTATCTGAACCAAAATTTAATACAAAACAGGCTGCTTTTGTAGTGTAATTGTAAACTAAAGCACCCCTACAAGTAAACGATGCTGGACTCCAAACAGCGTTGCCAAAAGACACATAAGCTGTGTTGTATTGTTGGTTAAGTGTAGGAACCGTGGTAATTACTAAAGGTTGACCCCCAGCGGTATACCCAGTACCAGTTACTTCATTTACACTGGTATAAGTAGATGTTACCGAATTTAAATTAGCATTGGCGTTATATAAGGCAATATAGTAAGTGCCAGTCGTAAAGTTCTCATTACCATTTAAAAGGTTTTGAGCAAAGACATTACAAGAGCCTTGAACTATTGCCATTATTGTTTCACCATAATTCTTGCTTGACCATTACGATAAGCATCACCACGCTCAAGACCAGTTCCAAGTCGATTCAATTGGCCAATGGCTTCTTGATACATTTTTTCATAATAAGTGACCATATCTTGTTCACCTTTCATGAAAATCATAGCTTCCCGCATTGAACCATAAAATAGTACTGGATCGTAGTTATCACCTAGCCAAGAAACACCATTTGGATTATTTACAGATGTTATTGAAAAAGAGGCGGCAGAAGATCCTGTTCCACCAGAAAAAGATGATGGTAGGGTTAATACATCACCAACTACATAAAAATTTCCACCAGTTTTTATAGATATCGCTGACACAGATTGGTTAGAAATAGTAATGTCAGCCAAACAACCAGCACCAGATCCACCAGTTAAATATGTATTTGGATAGAATCCATTGGTATAACCAGAGCCAGCCGTAATGTTGCCTGCAGTAACTACACCTTGAACAATAGATACAGGATAGTAAAAATAATGCATTTCTACTGTGTAATTTTGATCTGGTGTAGGAGCCAACATATACGTCAAATAAGTAACATCAGCACCTACATATCCATTTTGTGGACCAAATAAAGCGTAGTACAAAGGAAGGCCTTGTGGAGATCCTTGATTTGTACCGTTAGTTATTGTTGACCCTGGGTATGCTTCTCTTAAATAGTTAACATCTTTATTTAACAAATACTTGTAATTACCTGAAGAATCAATAACTGCAAATGAAAAAGTAGACAAATAATCATTTGGCAAAGCTAAATATTGATTACCAGCAGTTACGGTTCCAGTAACATTTTTACGCAAAGCAGGAATCTGAACAGAGTTATAAATCCGTTCTTCTGCTTCTTGCACAAATACTGGAATATTCTGAACGAATAAAGCCTCAGTATTTTCAGCGTAAGACTGTATGTTTTCCCATAACTGCGAATAGTTCATTATTTAGCTTCTTCTGATTGGGCGTTTTTATTTGCTTCTTCAATTGCTTTTGCTGCCAAAATCTGAGGAATGGCTTGATTTCTTAATTTATTAACCAATTCTTCTACAGATTCCATAGGAAAAGACTTACGAAGACCATTAATAATAATTTCTATTTCTAATTGGGTTAAATCTTTAATTTCAATCATGCCATTGGTCCTCTGGACATACGGCCTTTGGTAGCTGCTCCAGCTCCACGCATCTCAATACCAGAAGTCTTGACTTTGGACTCACCGTAGCTAACGCCACTCTTAATTGGGTCTTGCAAAGTAACATCTTTAGCGGCCTTGGTATGAGCATACTCACCACGATCCATTACTTCTTGACCAGTAATATGTTTCTCAGTATTGGTGTGCGGATTAGCGTAAGCATCTGCTGGTTCTGCAAATTTGTTTTTACCAATAGTAACCTTTGGGCTATTCTTGGTAGTAGGTTTTACATTTTTTGCGATTGCCATATTAACGACCTCTTGAGCTGGATTTTTGGTTCATAGCACGGGCTACATTGCGACCAACGGCTTTCATTTCTTTGCCAGTTACGCCACCTTTAGCCATTTTTTTAACGTCACCGCCTTTTTTCAAAGCCAGTTTAGTGTGTTTGCCAGGATGTTCTTGAGCATCATGCTCTTTGAAAGCTTTCTTAATTAGCTTAACATCTTGCTTTTTGTCAGCTTTTTCTTCTTTACGCATTTCTGCTTTAGATTCTTTTTCCATAACTTTACCGCCTTTTTTCATATTGTCTTCTGCATTTTTTGGTTCAAAGGGATCGCCAGTTTTAATGCCACGTTGTTTTTGCATTGCCATTTTATCACTCCTAAGTCGTTGAAATAGTTACTGTACCTATGGTTATTACAGGAAGCAAGGAATTTGGAGTAAGGTAACTATCAAAATAACTTGCACCACCTACAGGGTTCCACCCCCATTGTATCTGTCTACTACCATCTGTGGAATAGCCTTGGTTATCAATATTGTTGACATTTGGATCATATGGATTTGTCATAAGACCGTATGTGCCACCAACCTGATAACTCACATCTGGGCGGGGTTCTCTGACCGCCTGAGGATCATTCACAGGATACAAACCTAAACTCAACTGAGGCTGATCTGGATCCCAGCACTCAGGGCATACCTTAATGTTATATAACTTAGTCTTAATTACTTCTTTTTTTAACTCAGACAACTTATAACGCTGACCACATCGGTCACATTCGGCAATCGCCCATTTACCTGACGAGTATTTATTTGGCATTAGACAAACCTACCTTTTGTCCTACCTTTACTTTCTATGCCATGACCACGAATAATGCCGCCTTTTTTGCGGTTCAATGGACTATCTGGGTTAAATGGATTATTTGTTCCTGGGACATAACCAGCCCCTCCCCCAACTTTAGGGGTGTTTCCTTTTGGAGTCTTATCGTAATAACCCATATCCTGAAGCCTTTCAGCATAGGTGCGTGGGCGCTCAGCATCTACTTTAGCCTTGTGTTCTTCGGCTATTCTAGATACTTCATCTTTAGATTTTTGTACTTCTTCAGGGGTAGCCATTATCTTCCATGACCTCCATAAAATGACATTCTGGGGACAAAACGAATAGAAGCCTTTTCACGGTCTTCTTCTGAGGCCAAAGTCCATTGATCCATGTAATCCTGTTTTAGCATAGGAATGCGATTTGGATCAACTCCAGGAATCTTAGAAGATAGGTAATAGGCTAGTCCAGCAACCAAAGCTGGGATAAAACGGAATGGGATGTCATTGGTATTAATACCAGTGCCAGCATCTTGAATTCTGCGCATACGCCAGTACACAAAGGTATATTGGCTTCCTGGGGAATTTGGAGTAGGCCAGACATTAATACAAGGCAGGTTTACAACGCTAATAGAGGACCCTGTGGTGTGCGCAGCTGCGGTTGTACCATTCTGTCCCCTGTAGCAATTTAAGAGCTGTGGAGCAGTTGTAGAGACGTTTGGATAGTAAATAATCTCATTGTCTATCTGGATATAGCCTGTTGCAGCCAAACCCGTCATATCGGACTGATTTAGCTGAATAGTCGTATCTGTAGCACTAATTCCAGTAGTCGATCCATTACCGTATAAAGTGTAATTAGTAGGGTTAGTTTGACCAGATTGTCGGTTAATCCAAACCTGAATCGGTCTGCCCTGTGCCAGCTTGTTAGGCAAAGTCGAGTAAGTGTCCTCGGAAATACGGCTAATATTGATATCAATCTGGTTTTGTAATGTGCCAGTACGAATTACTTGGCTTAACAAATCAATGGTATCAACAGGCAGGGGGTAGGTAATTTGACCCGTATTCATGGGGATCTGGCCTTCTTCGATGGTCCACAGATTGATACCTCTGTTGGCCCATTCAACGGTCAAAATATTAAGAGACCGTCTTGCAGTTCTAAAATCATAACCTGTACGAAGTTCGACACCGCACCTTTCAAACGCCTCTTCAATGAGGTCGTTCATGCTTAGGTCAAATACGGATGTCCCTGTAGTAGCCATTATTTATGCTTAAAACCTTTTAAGGTTTCAGCCAAACGAGCACGTTGACCTAGCTTGCCAGGTTTTTTAGCAGCTGCTGCAAGTTTTTTTTCAGGAATGGTGTGACCTTCCTTAACGCCTAGTGCTTTACGAAGAGCTCCCGCTTTCTTAATAGCACCTTGTATCCATTTTTCAGCCATTATTTTTTCCTTGCTGCTCTCATGTTATCAACTAGGTTTGGGTAAGGTCTACCAGCTGCTTTAGCCATTGCTTTTGCTTTTGACTTTTTAGCAGAAGATAATTTCTTGGGCTTTCCTAATTCTTTAGGACGAGGTTTATCCCAAACCTGGCCGCCTTTGGCATACACATCAACATCTTCTGGGTTATCTTGTCTTACGATAACCTTCTTTTTCGGCATCTTGGATGGGTTTACCGCACCCATACCACGACTGGCTCTCATTTGTGAGCCTTACCACCGTAGCACATAGCTTCTACATGATCCATGTGATGCTTGTGACCTTCAGCGTGTTTCTTGAAATGATGTTTGTGATGCTTATGGGTTTCTGTTTCATGCTCAGAAATGAACTCATCATGACGCTTCATGTCTGGGCCTGATTCTGGCTCCATGTGCTCTTTAACCATGTTTTTCATATACTTCTCCTAATTAACAATATTTGGTTTTTGTTTTGCCACGAATAGCTGCGCCATCTGCACGGCTAGA